CCCATGATCTGATAGCGTCCATCATTCTTCATACCTGTTATGACAAATGACTCTCCGCCCTGTGATATCACTCTACCTATGTTACGATCCTTGTCAAACTTGATCTTGTTCTTGTCGATAAGTTTCTTTTCAACAGGGAACCCTGCATAACCTTCAACAATCTCCTCGTGATTCATAATGATGTCCACGATTGCTCTGCCTGCGTCTTCTATACGCTTGGTTTTTGGATCTTCTCCTCCGTAAACGCAGTCTAGGATTTGGGTTTGCTCTTGCAAACTATACCCTAGTAACACAGATCCTATCTTAATATCTAACATTGGTTTGATAAAGTGTATTACTATTTAGTTTTGACAGTCTTTCTGAACTCAGAAAACTTAATGACTCCCTGTCCAGGGGTCATTGACTGTACTGCCTGTCTATATTTATCCGTTCCTACTTTCCAATCGTTACCTGACCCATCGTCTGCACTGTAATTACTCTGATCTTTCCTGTTGGGGTCTGTACTTTCCTTTGCTACTCCTGCTCTGGATCTTTCTCTCTCTGCTACTGACTTGATAAGCATCTTCAATACTGCACGCTTACCATATGGATTACTCTTACGTCCTAGTGGAACCTTCTTGTCGGTCTTCATTGCTATCTCTGTAATGTCTCCCAACCATGCCTTGAACTCATCACCATACTCGTCCTTGAATATGACATGATTAGTTCCTCTGTGTACTATGTGACCTCTAATACCTGTGTTGTCATGCTCTATGAGTGTACCAGTATCGAATAGTTCACCTTGAATATAGTGCTCTCTGAACTCTTCTAGTGCTAACTTAGGAGCATACTCCCATGTTTCCTTGACTGTCTTTTCTTTTGTACCTGTTGCTGTACTTAACTTTGCTTTCGCTTTCTTCGCTGCCTTCTCTGCTTTCTGTTTTGGTGTTAGTCCTGCTTGGACGTCTGCCATCATCTGTTTACTGTTCTTATATCCACCAGTCCCAGCATGGAATGCTTCATGGTCCCCACTTGTAGCATGCTTACGCAAAGAACTTGCACTCAGTGCTTCCAAAGGATCATCAGACTTAGGATCACGTTTACCAGCAGACTTAACATTAATACTCTTGAAGTCATAGTGCACTCCATTGTATTTCTTGGTGAGTTTATCAAACTCCTTGACTCTATCGTCACCAACTACCATGGTTACATGCTCATGACCTTCATCGTTAAGGTCTTTCATGATGTCAAATATATTTCTATGTGCTTCGCTGTTCTGAATCTTGTCTTTATGGTCTTTAAACATTGCACGCATGTGCTTTATCTTCTGGTCTGCTGACAGTGGGTTCTTCTTATTATCTTGTGTTCTACTAGGATAGATTCTGTAATTACCTGTGTCTCCACCATATGATTTCACTGCGTCCATCATCTTACCATGTCCTGCATGAGGAGGATTGAATCGTCCAAAGGTAAATGCGACGTGCTTATCCTGCACCTCTTGCTTTTTAGCAGAGGATGTAGGTTTCTTCTTAGGCGTTTCTGCCTCTATGATGAACTGACGAAATCTCATTTAGACCAATTCTTTGCCACAGTAAAGTTTGCACGAGAGAATTCAAGTCTGTCAACTAATTTGACTGCTGAACCATCTTTGATAGCAACAAATCCTTCTGGACTTGTAACTCGGTATCCATCCTCGTCTTCAAGGAACGTGCCGACACCTTCTATCTTCTTCAATTTATTTATAATCTTAACCTTTGCTTTCATCAACAGTTTGAATCCAGTAAGGGCAGAGAAAATGACACTCTTGTTACTATTTAGATAAGTTAGATTCTCTTTCTTCTGTTTTTGCCATGTTTCTTTTCCTTTCTCACTCTTTTTCTTATCAATTTCTTTACCAAATTCTTTCTCAACATAGTATATGTAACCCTTTGCCATCTTCTCTGCACTGTCGGGGATACTATTCTGTCTGACTAAGATGTTTATATACTTCTTGAACATAGCAGCATAACTAAATGGTTTTGTACCACCACCTATTGCATTTAAGAATGTCTTAGAGCGTAGTAGATTAGTCTTTGCCATTCTAATATCATTCTTTACACTTGATAGTTCTGTTGGTGTTAAGTTTGCAACTCCATTTACATTAGAGAATGCAGACGAGAACACTGCTATCAGTTTATTATTTTGCATACCTGATACATCTACACCAAATCCTGCTGTCATGGTGCCAATAGTGGTGCCAGTATATCTTGTATGAAATACTATACCTATGTCAGAGTGTCCTACCTTCTTTCCCATTTCTGTATTCTTCTCTACACAGTATGTGATAGTGTTAGGTTTGAACTTATAGCATACCTTACCACCCATGGTAACGATAGGAGGTGTCTCTGTATAGAGGAGGTCACCTTGTATCACACCCTTGATATCTAACTGTGATAGATGATCAAATGATTTCTTTAACTTATCATTTAACTCACCTTCATAGAAAGAATCAATGTCATCATGTGAGTAACATATCTTTGGGTTATTCTTATTGAATACTGATTTAGTTCCTACAAAAAACAGATCAGACTCAGGATCTGTACCACATATAATAGCAGGAGCACCATCCCATTTAACTGTAACCTTTGTGTTGCTTCCACCTTTACCAGTGGTCAACATATCTACAAGTGAGTTTAAGAAGTTGATGCCATTCAGTGCACCATTATATCCATCGTTAAATATATCATCTTCCAAATGTTCGAGGTGTGTATTCTTGCTCATGGTTGTACTCCGACTGTCTCTCTGTATGGTCTGCTCTTAGATGACTTGTTACGCAAATAGAACTGTGCGTTGTTTGGTATATCATTATATAGATTGTTTGACATAAAGAACTCAGGGTCACCTTTATTAAGTTTGAATTTATAGAAAGATACTTGCTTCATTACAACATCAACAATGATGTCACGATAGTTCCACAACTTCTCTCCCTTGGTCATTTTCTCCAACGCTGTTTGACAAGTTAAACTTACGACTCCTAGTGGACCATCTGTAAAGTCTGGTTGTTCCCAGTAATCTATACCTTCATTATAATATACAGACATAACCTTTGTCCACTGTGGTTGGTACACTAATACATCTGGCACAACATTGTCTGGTATCATCATGTCTATGTTCCAGACTAACCCTGCCTGTTTAAGTTTATTCTGCACTTGTTCAAACCTCTTATATGCCTCTTTGAATGCATAGATTGGTCCTAGTTTGATACTATTCTCTGCTAAGACTTTTAGTATCTCATAATTATCTTTACCTTCGTATATTTTTGTCAGGTCTTCCATCAATTTTATTATATCTTTTGGTTTGACTGTGTTAGTAACACCAGTTGCTTTCTTAACTGAGAACTTATACTCTCTACCATCCTTACCATACAGTGCAAAGTCCATCAATGGTTCGTTACCTTTCTTGGGTACATATATCATTGTGTTTTCTTTGGTCAACCCTTTGAATCCCATCTTCTCTAACTCTCTTTGACCTCTTTCTAGTACACATAGAGGTGCCATGATCTCAGAGAAGTCTGATTCAATCTCACTGATCGTACCCGCATACTGAGAGTCCATAAGTTTCTTGTATTTCTTTTTTAAGTTCTGATGATCCTTATGTTCATAGCAATATTTCACCAATGCTCTTAGATAATTTGTTATGGGGTCAGGAAGATCTTTTCTCTCCCCTATTGCTGACATCACACCATTATAATACTTGTTGAATGACACCTTCTTATCAAGTGGCATAGCAAAGTCTTGTGGTTTTAAATTCTGTTTTAATATCTGACCTGGTTTTGCACCAAGTTGTCCTAACTGCACAAAACCTTCGCGAGTTTCCATGTTCTCTGCGAAGGTTATATGTACTCTGGATGGTTGACCAGTTAGTATCGGTGTTGTAGTTATCTGGTGTCCTTTTTTAAGATAGGTTACTTTATCATTCCCTTTCTCGTTTTTATATACATGTAAATCTTTCTTTATATTGCAGGAGAATCCATCCTTGTAATACCAAGAATACTTCTGCCATCCTGCTGCTGAGGTTAGTGTCGTTCCCATGACACTATTTATCAGTCAGACTTTAATGGATACCAACCGTCTGCTATCTCCTCTTGGACATCTTTCTCATGATCGTAATCATCATGGCAGATCTCTTTGAGTACTCTTTCTTCTGGATCTAGTTTTCCGTGTTTAGATGTCATCGGGTGCTCTGTTTTCTGAATCGCTTACGTTGAACTCTCCACCACTGTAACGCTTTGCAAGTTTAAGTGTGTTCACATAGATTACATCATCTAGTCTTTGACCAAGTGCCATCGATGCCTGTGCTGCATACCACATGATGTCACCTAGTTCTTTGATTAGATGTTCCTTGTTTGCTTCGTCCCATGGTTTACCCTGGAACTTCATCTTCTTAACTATTTCCATGAACTCACCCGCCTCAGCAGAGAGACCATTAGCAGCAGTATCTAGAAGAGAAATGTTACAACCAAGTTCGTTTAAATCATTCAACCTTTTTATATATGCTGCGTGATCTTTTGAGAAATTACTACATGTATTCTCACAAAATTCAAGGTATTTGTCTAGGTCAACTGCAAACTTTTCTTGATCTTTTTTTGCTTTCTGTTTCTCCTTGACCTCCTCTGCTGCCCTCCATGCAGTGAACCCTTTCTTATTAATAAACTCTTCGGGTGTGGTAGGTGTGTCCTCTGCAACCTTCTTGGCATTGTCAGACATACCCTCCTTCACATCTTGCATGTGATTCATGACATTCTCTGCTGCCTTTGATGCTTTGTCAGCACTATTGTAATCGACGTTTACGTCTTCTCTTTTAGTCATATTTTAAAACCGTCAAATTTGTTTTGAGTTTTGAGTTCAAGGAAGTTGTCTTTGAGGGTGTCCCCTGCATCAACAATATCCTCTTGTGCTTTCTGATCACAATCATACAACCTCATCTTCGCTCTGTCAATACCGACAATGAAACGTTTGTGTATGGTAGGGTCATTATATCTATTCTTCAACTGCTTGACCATAATCTGTCCTAGTTGTTCTAACTCTTCGGTAGAAATAAGAGCAAACATAAGGTCAGCAGTTGCAGGGAGACCGAAAGACTCACTTGTGTCAGTAAGACTAACGTCACTGCTCCCATAACCCGCACGAGTAGTCTGAGTAGCAGTGACGATTGGTACATTGCATTCAACTGCAAGACCACGGAGTTCTTCTGCAATCGCTTTAACAAAAGTGTATGAGTTTACGATGGTTCCTTTATATCTAGCACTCGCACAGATGTTTAGATAATCAATGAACACAATGTCAGGTTGGAATCCCTTCTTCATAGACAACTCATTCAATAATGATTTGAAATGATTTACATGTGCTGATGCTGTTGGGTATTCTTTTATAATTATCCTACCTTGTGTCTTCTTATTTAATACATCTACTTTATTTCTAAACTGTTGCTTACTAAACAGAGGGTCACTTAACTGTTTGATCGGGACGTCGAGAAGGTTGCTGTCAATTCGTTCAGCAATTTTCTCTTCTGCCATTTCAAGTGTAATATAGAGAACGTTCCTCCCCTGCATGAGACAGGAACTAGCGACGTGGCACATGAATAAACTTTTCCCGACACCTGTACCAGCAAGTGCGACATTGAGAGTCTTGCTAGGTAAACCACCTTTTGTAATCTTGTTGAAGTATTCAAGATCGAATGGAATTTTGTCTTCTTTTTTGTGATAGAAGTCGTACCTTTCATCTGCGTCCTGTATGTAATCATGCCCTACTGTTTCATCAAAACATGTGCCTAATGCTTCCGACATTATGTGTGGAATGGCATCCTTTTGACGTGTTTTATCCTGACCGTCAGCAATCTTAATACTATCCATTAGAGCAAGATAGATAGCACGTTCTTTACACCACTTTTCTGTGGTCTCTACTAACCAGTCATCATTATATTGTTGATTGTCGATGCTTTCGTCAAGAAACTTCTCAATCTCTGTTACAATCTCCTGACTAAGATCTTTCCTCTTATCTATCTCAATTTTTAAGGCATTGATCTCAGGTACCTGATCATACTTTGTAAAGTAATCATTTATCTCACCGAACAGGGTCTTCATGTCCAGTGTTTCAAAGTAATCTTCCTTTATAAAAGGTAATACTTTGCGTGTGTATTCCTCACTGGTAATGAGTTTACTGATTGCAATAGTTTCTATGCTTGGCATTAAACGTAATGTAAATAGGTTCCAATAATGTATTTGTCATCAGTTATAGGTGCTACTCCTGCGTGTGGGAACATCCACATAGGAGGAAATGCTAGGCATCTACCTTGAACTGGTTTGATCGAGCGATGCTCGAACTTTGTTTCACCACCTTTCTCTACATCATTTAAGTAGAAAAACATTGCGAGAAATCTACGAGCAGATGCATGGTCTCCCACGTCTGCATGCTCATCAAATCTGTCATTCTGATCTACCTGATAGTGTTTCAGTCTGACTTGTTCCAAAGCATTTGAGTATGGCCATTGCTGTTGGCAACCGACCTCTTCCATATATCTGTTAGATATATCTTTGACTGCTTGGATGACTTGATTGTGTATGATATTCCAGACATCATCATCTGGAAGATCTTTGTTCTCTGCGTGCTCAGTAATGTTGAACTCATTGAACTGTGGACGACCACCACGGTCCCACCTTTTCATTTCAACATTCTTACATGCAGATAAGATATTGCGACATAGATTTACATCAAGTGCATTATCGTATACTTTGATGTACTTGTCAAGATCCATAGGTAAACTCTTTTTGTGCTGCTGCATCTAACTTCTCCATTACTTCTTCTGTAAAGTATTTGCTCGGATCAGCAAGAACAGACTTAGCGAAGACATTACTTTCACCAATACGATAACGAGTACCAACTCTTTCAAAGACTCCATGTTTCTCACCCAGTTCCAGAAGTCCGAAGTACCTGTCCAATCCGCGTTCATCATAAAATAAACGTGTTTCAATTTTAACATTCTCCTTAGTGAATCGAGACTTCTTAGTCTCGCATTTGATTATATTACCAATCACTTCTGTACCATCTTTCTCTTTCTTCTTAGAGAGATAGATGATTGTACTTGCTGCATATTTAAGACCACTTCCACCACCCATTTCTTTCATGGGAACATAAGATCCAACCACGTCATAGGTGTGGTTAGTAACTAACATAGGTACGTTTGCTTTACCTAGTTTCAGTGTCAGAACTCGGAAGATAGACTTGACAACCTGTGCTCGGGTCATGTCTCTGGTGTCTTTACCTTGTTCAGTATCATCGACTTCCTTAGAAGTAGAAAGCATACCCAAAGAATCAAGACAGAACATTAGAGGTTTACGATCCTCTTCCTTCTGTGCCAAGTATTTATCAATAATCTTGATTCCTTGTTGTCTAAATTCCTGTACTGTTACAACAGGAACTATAATCATACGATTAGAATCTATACCTCTGGACTCAATCATATCCTTAGAGATGGCAGACTCTGACTCGAAGTATACAACTCCTGCATCAGGGTTTGTCTCTAAGAAATGCTTGACTACACTTAGACAAAAGAATGTCTTACCTGTACTAGACTCTCCTGCGATAGCAGTGATCTTATTAGAGGGTAGACCACCAAAGATAGACCCAGAAACTACTGCATTAAACACATAACTTCCTGTGTCAATAAAAGACTGCACGTCTCCTGCTGATACACCATCACTAACGATGCCTGCATACTCATTACCAATATCTTTTACGATATCTTTTAGAAAACTCATGCGAATAAAAACTCCAATGTGTTACGTTTAACTGGTTCCCAACCTATAACGTCAAGAACAAACTTGACTGGACTTAGGAAACCTTTTTCAAATTGCATATCCCAATCGATAGCACCATGTATGTCAAATTCCTTTGGCATAGTCTGGAAGAATGACATAACATTCTCACCAGTTTTGTTTGGCATTTGTAAATAGACAAACTTGATCTTTTCACCCTCTTGAATCAGAGGATACTTGTGTTCTAGTTTCATACTTTTGACATAATAATTATACATCAAAGAACCACGAACATGCATGGGGCAACCTTTACCATAGATGGTTCTTGGAGACGAAAATTTACCTATGTTGTTACAACTTCTAGGAAATGCAACGTCTTCGAGAGGCATCTGCTCAAACTCTTTTCTGAACTTAGCAACGTACGTCTGAACTTCTTCTTCTGTACCACTCATGATCAGTTTAAGTGCTTCTTTAATGGCAGTTCGGCATGGTGCAGGGGTCGATGACTTGACTGCTTCGATACCGTTGATCTTTAACTTAGGTTCAGCAAACCTTACACCCTCAATGTCCCATGCGTTGAGGATATATCTCTTCTTGGCAGTCCATACACCACGATCAGCGATGGTCTCCCTTTTCATGATCATTTTCTGTTCGTAAGCGTTAGTGTACCGTGCCAGTTTTTCGTAAGTACGCGAAATAAAAGGTTCAAGTTCCACTTCACAGACCTTGTTAAGGAACCCAACAATGCTTTCATTAGTTTTCTCTCTGCCCTCGTATACACGTTCCACAAGAGGACCCAGATGGAGGTAGATACTATCAGTATCACTAGCAATAACATAATCATCATTTGTCTTTAATATTTTACCAAGGTATGCATTCACCTTGTCAGCGACCCAACGAATCGCAACCTGACCAGAGAGTGTGATTGCCTCAGCGTTTGCCAGATTGTAGTATCGGAAGTATTGGTTTCCGATTGCACCATAGGCACTGTTGAGTTGAATCTTTCGTGCCATCTGAATGTTATTGAATCGTGCGATATCTTTTTCGAGTGCCACGGTTGGTGATGTTTCATACTCTTGTTTTGCTCTAAGCATTTTAGATTTGTAGATCTTACGTTCATCGTAGATCCTTTGCATCATCTCTGGTAAGAACCCATGAGTGTCTTTCCTATACTGTGCACCGTTGGCACATACAGCATAGTCACCATCAAGGTTTATATCCTCTTGAAGTATAGCCTCGATACTAACCGTAGGGTGTTTTCTTTCTGCTAACGTCTCGGGAGAAATGTTGTACTGCATTATTAGATGTGGGTACAGACTGTTAAGGTCAAAAGAGACCACCCAGTCATACATCCCAGGCACAGGTTCTTTGACGTATGCACCCGCATACTGGTCATTCTTCTGTGTATCTACCTTGGGAGGAACTACAATGTTTCTCTTAGATAGATCATTATATATGAGAGTATCCCACATACGAACCTGTGAATATACATCAGTAAGATTAACCTTAGCATCATAAGATAAAGTCAATGCCAACTCAATGAGTTTCATCTTGTCTTCCAGACGGTCAACAAGTTCAACGTCCTTTATATTATACTCGACAAACTTCTGCCAGTTTTCAGTATAGAATGCTTTGAAGTTTTCAAACTCAGAGTGATCAAGTTTCTTTTCACCTAGTTCAACAAATGCAATGTGATCTAAGCGATAGGATTCCTTTGCTGAGTATGTAAACTTCTGGTAGAGATCATAATAATCAAGTGTAGCAATGCCACGAATGTCATAAGCAATTTGTTTACGACCCTTGATGAAGACTTCACGTTCAAGAACACCGTTCCAAGGGGAAAGTGACTTCTTCCATTTCTCTCCGAGCACTCTGTCCAATCTACGACAGAGGTATGGAATATCATATAGTTGACAGTTCCATCCAGTAACAACGTCAGGTGTATTTTCACACCACCATGTGTGGAAATCTTCTAGCATCGCTTGTTCAGACCAGAACGTACGATACTCAGTACCATTAGATACGAACTCCCTAGTTCCCCATGTAATTATCTCCTTAGACATGATGTCTTTGATAGTAATACAGAGCATTTCTTCTGCTGCTGCTTCTACATTAGGGAAACCATTCTCACATTTAACCTCGATGTCAATAGCATATATTTTCATCACGTCCATGTCAAATTCCACTGTGTTGGGGAACTTCTGTGCGATGAATTGATATGCAAATCTATCGTATCCATGAACTTCTAGTCCATCTACATTTTTATACTTGTCAATGAACCCTCTTGCTTCACGAGCACCATCAAATTTCTTTGGGTGTGCGTATCTACCGTCAAGTGTTTTCCAACTTGACTTCTTAGATTGTTCTCTTGGTACAAAATATAGAGTAGGACGTGACTTCTCACGATACTGAACGTGCCTTCCATCTTCATACCCTCGATAGAGGATATCATCACCAAGGAGTAACACGTCAGTGTAGAAATTCATTAATTGTTGTTGTTTGCTGCTTTAATGTCACCTGTACTGGTAACATAAGTTGCCAATAAAGTACTGGATGGATCTATTATAGTAAAGACTACATCAGAAGTCAAGAACAAATCACGTTGATCTGTATACTCAGGGTACTTCACGATGTCTTTCTCGTCTCTGACTTGATAAACATTCTCTATGAGTAACGATGGTTCCTCATCTAGTTCTGTTATCTTTCCAATAAGATACTTATTGATGTCTGCTTTAAGCAGGATTAGTTTTACCATGATCTAGTAATTGATTGTACTTTTCTACAAGATTCTCTGATGGTTTGTAGATAAACATCACAGATGGTAGAGGTAAAAACACATGGTCTTCTGCACTGAATGGTACATAGACTGTGAACTCTACATCTAGATGTGTGAAGTCTGTTATCGCTGTTTCTTCATCAGTTTCAAACGTGACCTCGGGAGGTTGTGAAATTGTAACGGTGTATGGTTGCGTAAGTTTATAAGCAAGTGCAGGACCGTCGTTAGATTCACGAACTTCCTTGACGTCAGCGATTACGTCCTCTCCGTTTAGCATTCTTACGACTCTTGCGCTCATAATCTTTCTCCATAAGGGTGTCAAATGTATATCTTAGCATATCATTGAACGCTCGTCTAGCGGATATGTTCTTTTCATCAGATAAGGTATACACATATTGCATAAAGTATTCTGTCATGTCATTTGGGACATCCATAGTTACTGAGTCACTCTTCTGTGTGTATGCAGGACACAGATTGACATACATGTTCATAAAATTCTCCAATAGAAAAGAGACCACTGGGGGTCTCTTCGGTTGTCTATTATATAGACTACTTTATGTCATAGGTTTTACGCTTCTGACTCTCTGGAACTATCTTAGTAAGTTTGATGTTTAATAGTCCGTTTTCATATGTGATGTCACCTATTTCTACATCATCTGCGATGTTAAATGTCTTAGTGAATGACCTCTTGGCAACTCCACGATGGATAAAGTCTCCATCTGATTCCTGTTCTACCTTAGACTTAATGGTTAGGATATTAGTTTCTGTACTAATTTCTATATCATCCTTGGACCATCCTGCTAGTGCCATCTCGATTCTCCACTCTGATTCAGTCTCTTTGACTATATTATATGGTGGGTAAGATGTGTGGATTGATGCCGATGAATGCATCCTGTTGAATAGATCTTCAAATCCAACGCTGTATGTCATTGCAGCGTCAAAGATCTTGTCCATATCTCTGGACGAGAAGTTTAATGTTCTCATGGTTCTCCTTTGTAAGCGAGTTTGTTTGTAGTCCCCGAAGGCAACTACCTATATTTAGTACACATTTACTGTTTTTACAAGTACGGAAAACTGTAATTCTACTAAGTATAAATATGGGTGAAGGTAGTATAAAAAATCATGAAACGATTATTAATCTTCTTCGGTATGATGCCTTTCTTAGGTGTAGGTGCTGCTAATGCAGACATTACACATAAGTTAAGTTCATCAGTTCAGTTAACCGTTAATGCAGCAGCAACTCAGGTTGAGCGTATTGGTTCAACGTACTCTGTAAGTGGTAACAATGTGACCACACAGTACACACCAACAGGCGGTAGTGCAACATCATCCATAGGTAGTATGACTATCTCATCAGGTGTTGGTGCTATACCTACGTTATCAGCGACCCAGGCAACAGCAGGGGAGAGTTGGAGCTTTACTCAGTCATTCACCCAAGGTGATGCTATATCAGGTAGTGCACCGACTGTTGGTGAGGTTGGAAACTTTTCCAGTCAAGTATCAACAGCAGCAGGAACAGTGGGTAACCTAGCGGGTACAATCGACACAAGCGGAACCATTGCGGTTGTTGCTGGTGGTGCTGGTACACAAGCGACTGGACAGGTGGTCAGTGAATTAACAATAAGATAGGTGTGACATATGAGGAGTAACATAAAACTACTTCTTGTATGCTTCGCCATGGGTGCAAACCCAGTGTTTGCAGTGCCTGTGGTGCCCAATTTTACACAAGGTAGTATGACGTCTCACACTGAGACGACTACGACAGTCACTGAGACTATAAATTCGATGGATTATAATACTGGGTATCAGTGGTCTGCAACAGGCACTGGTGTTACAGCATCTGGTAATCTATCACCAACAACTACAAGTAATAATGTAACTATTGAAGGAGTTGCTTCAACATGGACAGGAGTGGATACAAAACCGACGTTTACACAAACAACGCCAGGTGCGAACTTCCAATTCACAGAAACATACAGTGGACCAGGACTGGCAAATCACACCGTGATCCAGAGAACCACCACTATCCAAAGCGTCACAGACACAACCAGTATCTTTCAGCAATAGGGATATCCCTTGCTATCACTGGGTTTATGCCTAGTGTTCGTGCCGAAACTGTTGGTGGTGTTAGTGCTACTGCATCGCCCATCGCTAATAGCAGTGGGTCAGTGACCAACCAAGCTATTCAAGTTTTACAAGGACCGTATATAACAAACACATATGGTGGTGGTATACAGTGTCAAGGGAGTACCCTCAACATAACTCCCTATGCTACTGGATCAATTTCTGGACAGAAACCATACGAAGATTATTGGGATGATCCAGTGTACGACATACATGACGCTGATGATGACGGTCAGATAGATAACCCAGGAAATATACTCTACTACATGCCTACTCGTACAGGTCAGAAGGATCAACTTGCCCTGTCTCTTGGTGTGTCTGCAACATGGTCAATACCACTAGACACAAAGGCACAAGAGCAATGTAAACAAGCAGTAGAGACACAGATATCATTACAAACACAATTAATTGCCAACAAAAGATTAGACTTTGAGATCGCGAGATTAAAGAACTGCGGTGAACTATACAAGGCAGGAATTCGGTTCCACAAAAAGTCACCATATCATAAGGTGTGTGCTGATGTCATAGTGGACGGTGTACATGTAGTGAAACCACACGTTCATTCTATTCCTTCGCCTTCTTCTTCTTCGGAAGAGAAAAAGGATCAAGACCTTTCGATTTCCTATAATGATTCGTCTGGATCTCAGAACGACTTAACTGCCTCGGTGCCTTCTTCAAAACCTTGGTTTGGAAAGTGGTCACTCCCTTCTTTATGGCGGGGCGAAAAACCCTCAACAACAGGTCTGCAAGAGGTTTCGCTAGGAGAGCAGATCCCGTAGCAACTGTTGCTATGACTGCTGTGGTACTCACTGTCTGAACGTCTGGTAATAGTGCTTCTAACGCTGGTATATCCTCATACAATGTCACACAGATCTCCTTATTAGTTATAGGGTCAGTCTGTAATTCAAAACCTGATACTTTTTCTTCCTTGTTCTGCGCTATGTCACCTATTCTAGGTGCATTTAGTCCAGGGCAGGGAACTTCTTCGTTTGTGGGTGGTATATCTGGTGCTTCTACTTCTGGTGTCTCTGGTGGGGGTGGTACATCTACCACAGGTGTCTCTATTTCTCTCTGTATTATTAAATTCTCTGGTGTATAGTCCATCGCATCAAAGGATGGCATACCAGCATCACAATATACCTTTGCTCCGTCCTCATCATCCTTGACTAACTTATTATTTGGGTTCTGTGGTTTACTTTCTGGGTGTGCTTCTACACATCCAGGCATTAGAATCAAAGGTACACCAACTGGTACTGTTACTGGGTTATAAAATGGCAATGCCCCTGGGGTCACGCTGTATCTCTGCGTGATCGGGGGCACTGTTATGTCAAATACATTGACATCGTGTATATTAATCGGTTGTATCAGGGTCACATGCTTCACTCCATTCCATCGCTAATTGACCACCTATGTCACCACCTTTATTAGTGGCACCTAGTGCTACAAGACCTCCTAGAACTGGACCTACAAATGGTACACTCATTACCTGTGAACCAGCAGCAGCACCAACACTAGCACCTACTACTTTTCCTGTCTGTTCACCACCACCTTCTGCCTTGATGCATGCTACGTTGAGTGCACCCGCTTCTTTCATACCTAGTACACCTAAATGGGTCTTACCATCCATTGTATACTCATCTACAACAGTCTTTTCTGTTGTTTTTGTTAAACCTTTGACCTTGGTTGCTGTGCTCTTGACCATAGTTTTAGGGTCATTCGCTTGATACTGTATCTTATACCCACTCTTGCTTGCAGATGCTATGTAAGAGGTATATGGTCCTACTGGTGGACTAAGAACTGGTATCTGGTCTTTAACTCCCACTCGTGCAACGAGCAGTCCTATCATACCGATGTGTGAGAGACCTATTATGCCACCCACAGTCGCTATTAGTATATTCTTACCTTTCATGGTCTTAGAATGGTAGTGCTGGTCCTGTTAGATCAGGCATGATGTCTTTACTCATGCTTGGAAGTGAATCGGTTACTGAACCGAGTGCTGCTTCTGTGATTTTGGACTTAACATCTTCAATGATAGCATCCTTACGGATGAATACATATCCACCGAGTCCTACGACTCCGAGTGCCACTACACCACTTGCGATAGCAATCGCATTAATAATCTTTTGCATGATTTTACTTTGAATCTGGGACAATTTTAACAGGACCTTGTTCTATCCTGATAGTTTGAGCAGGAGCAGTCTCTGATGCCTTAGCGATAAGAAACTCCATATCTTTTTTAGATATGTTAGCACTACCACCGTTCTCACCATTCTTTTTCTTACCTCCCGCAGCGACACCAAAAGTAGCTAATGTTCCTGTGAAGACCGAAGCTATGAAAGTTGGATCAATTTTGTCTCCCTGTTCATATCCTGGTATTTTAACGTAGTTTAACGTCAATATCCCTGCGGACCACACTAAAACTATAACTCTTATCAGTGTAGATAAGTATGCTAGTTGTTCCTCTTTGTCATCAACACTCTCTTTAATCTTGCCGATGATACCTTTTGGTTTTTCCTTTGCTTCTGCCATAAATGCATACCGTATGCACCTTTATTTAGACAATTTATCATTTCCAATAAACATATCTTCAATTCCCTTCTTAGAGAACAGTTCTTTCGCTTCCCACATCTTAGATGCTATTGGTTTACCACCCATATTCAGTGATGTATTGAGTAAAACAGAGTCACCTGTCAGTTCTTTGTACTTACGAAGCAACTTAGCGAAACAATCATCACCCTCCACTGTTTGTATGCGACTGCTGCCATCTACATGTGTCACAGACAACAATTCTTCGTCGTGAACGTATGCACATGTGTTCATATATGGACTCTTACCGTTAAACTCGAAGTATTTTTGTGTATCTTCCAGTAGTACCGCAGCACCGAAGGGTCGGAAGTGTTCTCTATGCTTGACCTGTTTGTTCAAATGGTTCTTAGCGTTCGGTAATCTGGGGTTTACAAGGATAGAACGGTGTCCTAGTGCTCTTGGACCTATCTCACCATGACCTTGGTACCAACCAACGATTTTACCCTGTGCAAGTGACTCCGCTGCCTCTGTAATGGTCTTATCAGTGGGTTCTTCGGGTGCTTCATCGTCCTGCCAGAAGGGAAACCCAGTAGTATCGAAGGGTTCTTCATGGAACTTCTGTCTTAAAAATTCTACTGCACCTAGTGATAGTCCACAATCGTTAGCATGAGGTGGAATTCGTACATCTATGCCTGATTCATGCAGTTTTCCATTGAATACAGAGTTTTGTGCTACACCACCAGTATATGTTATAGGTCCATCACCAGTGCGAGTCATGTACTCTACCAGTTTGTCACCAGTTATCTCATGTACGGTGCGTAACCAGTTAATATCGAACTCATTATCCCATTTTCTAATCCAAGAGTCATAGTTCCAGATTTGTTTGATCTCTTCAATACTATACTGATCCATCAGGTTATAGTAGTTGGGTTCATTCATGCCATATGACTGCAATCCCATCACTTTTCCTGCTAAATCTAGTCCCCACTCGTCTGCTGTGAACCCACAAGTCTTACCTACATATGCCATTTCAACACCGATAGAACCAGTCTTCTTGACACTGTGTGAACTCTTTAATTTACCGTTCAAATACAGTGAATGTGACCTATCATTGTTCCCAAACCCATCAAACACATAGTTTACCTTGGGTATGTCACCAAGCATCCATGTGCTCAACACATGTGCCCAGTGGTGGTCGACTGCATACGTCTTACATGGCAGTCCTAAGTCTAAATCTCTATAATTTTCGTTCTCTGCAAATACTATGTTGTCTGTGATCAATGCAATAGCATCTATGTCACTCAATTTTACACCCCAAGAATCTAGTACATCTGACCACTGCCAAATGTTATCGTATCCATGGTGTTTAATGCCGAAAAGACGCTCAGTTGCACAATACTTTACTGTTTTACCATCAGTATATGTAATGTTGGAATCATGATCATCAATTCTTAATCCTAAGAATTTCAATGTCTGTCGTATTCAGTTCGTTTATGTTTTTTGTACACCTTTTTTAGTGCTTTTCGCTCTATTTTAAGGTGTTTGTATGCTTCTTCTGCATCTAACTTCTTTCCCATAACCATAGCGTGAAGTGCTTCTACTCTCTTAGCGTAGAGGTAGAATGCTGATTCAAGATTGGTTGATTGAGAGTACATTAATAAGAAGATTCAAGCAAGGAGTGACAATCGTCACACTTTTGATAGTTTAATTCATCGTTGTAGGTAGATAGGATCTTAGTCCATATCTCTTGGAAATCTTCCTCATCCAAATTCTTGAAAATTGGTTTGTCTTTCCAATAAATGTGGTATGTGTGCATATCCTTATATATTAACGAGTAATTATAACATAGGTTTCTTTATATAGTCAACCTACTCACCTAGGGTGTGTACCACTGGTTTCTCATGCATCAATACCTTGTATAATTTAGGTACAGAAGCACAAGATACAGGTATAAATTCAGATTCACTATCAAATCCTTCATACCTCTGTGACTGGTTGATTACAATAGACCCAGACTCACCTGATTTAGACCTATGATAGGTCAATTTAGGTATCATTAGGGCACCACTAGCACGATTGAGGTGTACTATATGGTATGGATATTTCCAGTCAAAGTTTACTAACTCGAACTGTCTCTCACCTGATACAACTCTGTTGTAATCGTCTTGATATTTGTGAATATAGAACTGTTTTGCACCTACCATGTCATCAGGTGGTGATGTAGCAGGACCATCATGTATTACCAAGTCGGATGCATTAGATTCGTCTACCGAAATGTCATAAAATATGACATCTTGTGTCTCTCTGAACACCCGATGCTTCTTAAAGTGGACTTCACTCATTGTAGTTTATCTCCATGTCATCGAGACCTTTGACCTCTGATGGAGTTGTTTTAATAGTTGACTTTATCTTAGCATCTTCTTCCCATTTTTGCAATATTTCCTCTGCCTGTGCGTCAACACTTGTCATTTCCATGTCAACCTTACCTTCTATCCATTTCTCTTTCAACCACTCTATAAGTGCCTGTGCTAAAAAAGAGATAGGAAAGCGTTGTTTGCTTGCCCACCTCTCATATTTGACGTACCATGGTTCTTTCCCTGGTCCAAATGTTTTGTGAAACTTTATCTCCATTTCGTATAGTAAGGTTTCTCTGAAATCATCTTAGCAGTCTCTATTTCATCGCTCTCATCAGCATGTGTATGGTGTGTGACCTCTCTTAACGTTTTAAGATACTTCAACACATGTTCTCTAATCTCCATCAGTTCATCATAACACCCTTGATTATGTGCACAACCCCTGAGTTTGTGGTCAGGTGCAATGACTGACTCTTGAAATAGTGTCAGTGCTCGATCATACTTGATCTCTGGTGTTTCTTTTCCGATCATACCTTTGCCTTTTCGATTAGATACTTTTCTTTTGCTCCTGCTTTTTCAGCAGCATAGAGTGCAAACGATTTAGTAGCAACTAATGACAGTATATGTTTAATATTGTCACTGTCATTGTCATCAAGTGGTCCTGCAAGACCAACAAGAGCACCACCAACGAAGGTCAGTTCTGCAAGTACAACAATAAAGATTAACTTTAATGCCCAGTTCCCTGTCTCGAAGAACCTTTTGATTTGTTTTACTGCGAATGCCTTCATGTTTCTGCTACTACTTTCTTTTTGCCTATGTTGTATTTGGATTCAAGGATCCAGTCTGCCTTGTCTTTGTATGATAGTACCTTGATTTGATTCAATGGTGCTACCTCTGTTAATTCTTCTGCTTGGAAGTCTACTAACCCCCAATCAAATAGTAACTTAGCAATTCTGTTACGTCTTTCAACATCATTCTTAGTGATGTTTGCTGGTTTCCCATCTAACGCAAACAGTTCTTTAAAGTGTACTATATAATACTTGCCTTTTTTGTGTAATATGTGACAGGATTGATATAGTTTATGGTCCTTTCGGGACGCTACACCGATACGAGTAAGGGTCTCACGGACTTTTAGGAAGTCATCAGGTTCCTTCAAAGTCACTTCTAACATCATATCCTGAGACCAAGAGATCTCATCAGTCATTTTTTTCCTCCAACATTAAGTTTCGCTTTGATGACTTCAAGTTGACCCTTGCTCAGTAGTTTCAATGCATCTTGTGCCTTGTCGGTACTATATCCGTAGAACTTTTTGACAAGTTCTAGGTCATTATCTGTCGATTTTTTATTCCAGGGAGAAAACCTCTTCGATTTCCTAATACTATATAGATAAAAATTATATTGAAGATCGTTATCTAATTCATAATATCTGTTCATCTCATTACTGTACATAATACAGTCAATATAGTCAGACATACACTTGTTTATTACAAACTTTGGGTACTTCTTCATGGCACGTTCATCGTCTTGAATGTTACCTTGTTTTAAGTTTATGCCATTGAGATATGTAGTGAGAGAATATTCAAATTTATCCATAAAGTAGTTGTTCTAAGGGGTTCGTAGGTTCTTCGTCGTAGTTTGTTATCAACAGTTCTGCTTTCTTAGTGTTGTCTGGTCTGTGTTGCATACCATATGTCATAGAGAAGTATCTCTGGTTGTAGTTCTTAAACATTTCTTCGATCTCTTCATCAATGTTATAGGTTATCATCCAGTTACCTTCTGCATCTTTACAATCCTCTGCAAATTTAGCATGATCAAACTCCTTATGCAACCCTGCATCACGTCCATATAGGTATGATCCTATCTTATATGGTGGATCTAAGAACTGAAATATGTTTTCACCCTCTTCATGTAAACATTCAGTGTAGTCAAGACATGTGATCTCCCATTTAGATATGACTTCTTGGTACTTTTTAAGGTTATTTGCACCTCTCAGGGTGAAGTTCTGCTTTGATGCTGACTGTGAGAAGGAGGAGTTCTCTGTTAGTCCTGAGTAACTACACTTGTTAAGTACCCAGAACAGAACTGCCTGTCTAAAACTATCTGCTGTCTGTATTTCTACCTTACTTTTATCAAATAGTTCTCTGGCAAGGTCAGGTGTAGGGTGATCTAGTTTGATATCATAACAGGTTTCACTTAACTCATCACCTCTGTCTCTTAAATTGATCCAAAAATGGTACAAAGGGACGTATAAATCATTGATCCACACTGGTACGTCAGGGTGTAACTGACTGAAATATAATGCTACTGATCCACCACCTACGAATGGTTCTCTGAACTCATCTATATCAGCAGGAAACCAGTCATATAGACGTACACATGCCCTTGATTTACCACCTGGGTATCTGAGTGGAGTTTTTAATAATCTCATAATACTTGTATCCTCGCCATTGGTACACCTTGTGGTCCTGCATTGACAGCACCATGAGGTAATGCATTGAAAGACATAGACCACCTGTCTTCTTTTCCTGCATGTGGGTCACTGTAATGTCTCAACCACCCAGGAAATATAACAAGTTTCCCTGGTTCTGCTTTTATCCTCTCAAATGGACCATCAAAGTGGTCTCTGGTAATTTCTAGTGTGTCTAGGTTACGAATGTCCACTGGGTCTTGGAAGATAGTATCACTACCCTCTGTAAAATAGAATACACCAGACAAGTATGAGTAAGGATGACGATGTAGAGGGTGTCCTACACCTGATCCTGCGGGTGCAAAGTTTGCCCATGCAAGTGAGATTTTAAGTGCTTCTACTTGTAGTGCAAGATCACATCTAATATAGTCTAAGCAGTCCTCAAAGAACCCACATAGAGGTTCCATAGGTTCTTCTTTGTGTATATCTCCACGACTTGTTCTTACACCCGCAGGAAAATTATACATCTGCATGTTTAGAGTCTTTGCAAACTCATGTGCCTGATGCATCATTTCCATATCCTCTCCTTCTAGTCTAAATTCATAGACTGTTGTAGGAAATAAATTATGTTTCTTGATCGTCATCGTCCCACTTCTTTGGTGAATGGTATACTAAAACAAACGCATCACATTTAGGACACGATAGGTTAGTGACTATATTATATTCTTCATTGCAGTAGTCCTCACCATCGTGGTCACCACCCCAAATCAGTTCTGTGTTACAGTGCCAACAGTTCATTGAAATTCACACCTCATCATTAGTTCTGTCATGAATGCAACCAGATTAATTTCCTGATCCATAACAAAGTTTGATTTGTATTGGTACTCACCTATGATGAGAACCGCTTCGGGTATACTCTTTGGTTTCATGTAAGTATACATGGTGTCGTATACCTTCCTCATGATTATCTGAGGTTCATTATCTAGGTTCTGAACAACCCACTTCTTCATGTTTGTAAACTCTCTCTTTTTGAGATAGGTTACAAGATCGCCCACTGCCAGATCTGCACCACTAGCAAGAATCCCAGTATCAATTTTGCCTTTACTAGAATACTTCTGTAATTCATTTAGTGTCCTCCTAAAATCTGGAAAGTATTTCTGTATGATTAGTGCTACAACTTTCTTTTCATACTCAATCTTATTTACATCTAGAATTGTTTTAACTCTATCAAAGAAAGATGCTGCCATTTGTGCTCTCTCTTTTCCTTTGACGTTGAAATCTACAACAGAACAACGTGAGTGGATAGGATCGATGATCCTGTTCTTATAGTTGCATGTAAATATAAATCTACAAGCATTCTGGAACTCTTCAATATTACCACGCAATAACATTTGTACATCAGGTGTACAATTATCTGCCTCATCTATAATTATAATTTTGTGCTTTGCTTTTGATGTAAGAGAAACACTAGCAGCAAATGACTTTGCTTGATTTCTTACAGTGTCTAAGAATCTACCTTCATCAGATCCATTGATAACAAAGAAATCTGCTTCCAGTTCATTACATAATGCCTTAGCAATAGTTGTTTTACCTATGCCTGCGGGTCCTGCTAGGAGAAGATTAGGTATCTCTCCTTGATCAACAAAACCTTCAAACATTTGAGACGTATTCTCAGGAAGAATACACTCTCTCACGTTGGCGGGACGATATCTCTCGACCCACAAAAAATCATTCATAATAAAATTAAACCCAGTTAGGTTTACGATCAGGTTTCCTCAGATAATTATTACATACCCAAGGTTTAGATGCAACATAACGTTTGTATGCATCAAATGTAGAAATAGATTTGTCATGCTTGAACTCATCGTACATAGCACGAGCAAATGGTGTAGGACCTAGATCTTTCTTAGGAAAGATTTGGTCTGCTACAAGTATTGTATCATGACAAGTATGTCTTTTACCATACCTGTGTGTATATTCCTCACATAAGGCAAGACCATGGTCAATTAACCACCGCCAGTTTTTCTGTGCCCACTGTGTGCAAGGATGATTACGAAAGGCACCCTTCTCTGTACGATATGGTTGCCCATCTGCACGAGGTAGAGTGCCGAAAGAATGACCCCATTCCTCTGATGCTACGATTGATAGCATTTGACAGGTTTCTAGGGGCATCTTGACGATATGTTTGTCAGGCAGAGACTGAGCAGACTTAACAGGATCAGGATCAGTGACAAAGATGTTCATTAGTGTGGATTATAATATGTGATGATTAGGAATACTATGAATATTATAACTAGAAAAATTAAACCGTACAACATTAATACTCAGAATCAGGTTCAAGTGCAACAAGCAATTCAAGATTAGTTAATTCTTTCTTTGCTGTTGATTTAATTATAGCAGATAGTTTAGCAACTTTGCTAGTAAATAATTCAACGTTATAACCTGACACAATATTTGATTTACCACCTAGTGTAGGGCATACAATTCTAAGGTTCTCAGTCTTAACACAGAAACAGAACTCTTTATCTGATTCTCCTAGATCAACTGTGAATACATTAGATGATGAGTTACGTTTGTCTGTAACCATTGCACTTAGATTACCGTTGTCTGCTACAAAACAAATGTCTGGGAGACTGTATGTTGAAGCAGCATTGAACATCTTCTGGAAGTCTGCATACTCAATGCTTACTTTCTGTACAGGGTCACCTAGATCAGCAAGTTTATCAGGAGGAGAAGTAATCATTCTCTCGTCAGCATAGTAATACTTCATCTTACTACGTCCGTGACTGATATTAACTAAGTTCTCTTGGAAGTCTACATCACTCTTCAATCTCTCTCCACCTGACACAATGTTCATAGTGTTTAGAAACACATGTAGATCATAGATTGGTGCTTGTACAGGGATATTAAGAGTGTTAAAGTCCGCCACTCCCATAATATTTTTGTTGTTAGAGATTGTAGATACTCTCTGCCCTGGTTTTAATAGTATAGAAGGATTAATCAGTTTAAAGATATTGAATACTTCTAGTTGTTCATCAGAAATTTTCATAGATTCAGCGATCATTATCAAAGTTGGAGAAGTGGTACAGTAGTATAGCATAGTGCATGACTTTTAGTAAGTCCTGCTTATTCTTGCCATTTTTCTTGCCAAACCTAGCAGCATATTTTATGATGTTAGATTGACAAAAGTCAGACACAGTACCTATGGACTCTAAAAGGTCTAAGGTCTGTGTCTTGTCTTGATCATCCCCTACATAATGTCCTTGGTATGTTTTATCAACATACTCTTGGACAATTTTTAGGGTCTCGTTTTCACGATATTTGTTCATAGATATATCTTAGCAGATAAATTAGTCTGCGTCAACTTCGAGTGGTGTCTCTCCTAGATCAACCTTAGCATCTATCTTAGAATATAGTTCTAGGAATGCTGCCTTAGTCTCATCATCGAATCTGTTTAAGCAAAGTTTGATTGCTTTTAGTCTATCCTTAAAGATAGCGAATGCACGAATGA